CGTACCGAAGATCATGGAAACGATAGACAACGAAAGTCCAATGCCATTGAAGAACGGGACGCTGCACCCATTGGGGTTCACGTTCTACAAATACCCAGAGGACCGCGCAGGCAATCCGCACGTTCGCAGGCCGCGGAACTCTAGAACGCTGGTCCAGATACGAGACATCATGGAACAGAACGACGAAAACAAAACCGGGACACACTCCAAGATTTTCAATTATGCCGGATTGAGTTATCCGCCTGATGACAGCATGATGGGGAAGCGGTGCCATCATCCGTTCCGGCAGATCGTGGTCCATTGGGATGGGAACGTTCCGCTGTGCTGCAATTCATGGGACAGTCCCTACAACATCGCAAACATAAACGACACATCGTTGAATGATATCTGGCAGAGCAACGCATTCGGCGCCGCCCGAGAAAAGTTGATACGAGGCGAGCGCGACTTCACACCATGCAAGGGCTGCAACCATCGTTCGTATCGGGTCGGGCTGCTGCCGGACTTGATGGGACAAGGAAAACTGCACCGACCTGATGCACAGACCGATGTGGATCTTAAAGAAGCCCTCAAGGGCGGCAGGCGATCTCCATTGATCAACCCTCCGGCGTGGATGAAATGATTATCAGCATTCGTGGCACCAACGGCGCGGGGAAATCCACGCTGGTGAAAAAGATTATGGATGACGTTATCTATACTGGCGGTATCGTCACCCCTATCAGCTATCCGGCCGAAGAGAACAAACGCAAGCCCATGGGGTATATCTGCAACAACACGAGCAAGATTAATTCGTTCTTCGTTATCGGGCATTATGAAATAGCCAACGGCGGCATTGATACGGTCCCGAGTTTAGCCTACGCTTACGAACTCGCGCTCGGTCATCACGAGTTGGGGATGCACGTTATCATGGAAGGAAAGAACTTTACCGAGCCGCTGACATGGATCCTCGAGCAGCACCAGAACAAGTTGGACATTCGAGTGGTGCTGATCGATACCCCGTTCAGTAAGTGTGTCGAGTCTGTCCGCGCGCGCGGGCACAAGATCAAAGAAGAAACCATCGCAATGCTGCACGCCAAAAGTCAAGTGCAGTTCAACGTCTTCAAGGAAGCTGGTATTCGTGCGTTCAAAGGCACTAGACGGCAGTGTCTTAGTGAGGTACAGTCATGGCTAAGAAAATGAGTGATCGTCCAGTTCTACTGGCGCACAACAGTCTGCTCTATCCCTATCTTCCTGGGAGCGTCGGCTGGCACATATTCAAGATGCTCAAGTCCAGAGTGCCAGAAGTCACGCGTCGAGATTATCTCAAGGTGTTCGACCGATATAGTCTCGAGGAGGACGCATACCATTTTCGTGCTGCACTTCGCGGGCGTGTTGTGGTAATTTTAGGTGGTGCTCCGTACAGTCTAGGCCTCACTAACCAACTTGTTCATCCGCAGGTCGTTGACGGTATCACTTGGCGGCGGCTCCCGTTGCCCGGTGATCGCTGGTACGATGATCCAAGGAACAGGATCGTTGCGGCCATGGTGTTCGAGAGTTTGTATTTGTCCTGGTTAGAAATGGAAAAGACCGATGTATGTTTCCAAGGTGCGGAATGTTTGTGAGGCCCTGCCCGCCTCAGTCAATTTGATTATGAACGAAGGCGTCCTGCAAGAATCTCGTGCCGGTTTTGTCCTGGTGCTGCCCGCGCCGCTGATGACGGTAACGTCGCATCCGTGCGAACGTGTGCTGCGCAGTGCAGCCCGTGACGCCAATCCCTTCTTCCATATGGTCGAAGCCATCTGGATGTTGGCAGGCCGGAATGATGCCGCCACGCTCAATCGTTACGTGAAAGATTTTGGGGATCGATTTGCAGAACGCCAACTCGGGGATCCGTTGCCTGAGGGTGACGGGCGCATCCATGATGCCTACGGGCGACGCTGGCGCATCGCGTTCCAGTTTGATCAACTTGACGCTGTTGTGAAGCGGCTTATTGAAAATCCAAACGATAGACAGTGCGTGATTGCAATGTGGGACGCGACACTCGATGGCGAGAATGATCTCAATGGCGCATGGCTCACGCGACCCTGCAACACGCATCTGTATCTGCGTGTGCAGGAAGATAACCTGGACATGACGGTGTGCTGCCGAAGCAACGATATGGTCTGGGGCGGCCATGGGGCCAACGCAGTTCACTTCAGTGTCCTTCAGGAATATCTTGCAGCGCGTATTGATGTGGGCATCGGCACGATGTATCAACTCAGCAATAACGCACACGCCTATTCGATCGAACTCGAACGTCTCACGAAACGCATGTTGAAATTCGATTTGACACTGGAAGATGATCCGTACACTAACGCCGGAATAAAGCCCGAACCCATGTTCACGGATCCTACCGAGATCGACAACGATATCGCCGCTGCGCTGCAGTGGCATGATGGTGGTAAGATTCCCGATTTTACAAATGACTGGTTCGGTACGACATTTGCGTCAGCCATAGTCGCGCACAGAATTTATCGTACAGCCGGCGATATCAACACAGCCATAAAAGTTGCCGGGACTATCAAGTCAGATGACTGGCGGTTCGCCTGCGTCGAATGGCTGCAGCGGAGAATCAAATGAGCATCCACGAGAAAATGATGGCCAGTCGTGCGCTGGCTTCTCGCATCCGGCGCTATCACACCATCCCGGTGTTGCACCAGGAAACGGTCGGCGAGCATTCGCATCGGGTCTGCACGCTGTATCTGCAATTGTTTGGCACGCCGCGCGTTGAAGTCCTCGAGTACATCATGTATCACGACATGGGTGAAATCAGTGCAGGTGATCTTCCGTTCAACGCCAAGCGCGATGCGCCGGGGATCAAAGACTACATGGACAAGGCCGAAGCGGCTGGCTTGCGCCGCATGAACATCAAGATGCCAGAACTGACCGAAGTGGAATATGCGCGGTTCAAACTTTGTGACATGCTGCAGATGCTAGAATTTGCGCGGGTCGAGATGGCCATGGGAAACCAGTACGCGAGATCGGTGCAAGATAATATTCTGGTTGCGTTGGACAGTTACAAACTCCTGCCGTCGCATCAGGTAAAATCCGGTATTCTAGTGATCATGTGCAGCACCCCCATTCAAAGGATAGAAGATGGCGAAGAGGCGTGACATACACATTGGCGGCGAGCAGCTTCTACTGATCCAGCCGCAAAGCACATGGACGCGCGTGAAGGAGCTCCCTGATTTGCGCCGGGTCGGCACCATTGCGCTGGATCGTGAGACAGAGGATCCAGGGCTGCAGGCTGGCACCGGACCGAGTTGGGTACACAAGCGCGGACGCATCGTCGGCGTGAGCGTAGCGTGGCACGAGGGCAACGATATCAAAGCATGTTATCTGCCGACCGGCCATCCCGACACTCAGTGCTTCGCACCTGAACAAGTGGCGCAGTGGGAACTAGATCTTCAGAAGGCTGGCGTCACCTTCGTTATGCAAAACGCGGGCTACGACGTCGGGTTCGGCGCGTCATGCTGGAGCCTACCAGTGCCACCGAACATCCACGACACATCGGCCATTGCGTATATGCTCGATGAGCAGCGGATGTCCTATTCACTGAATGAACTTTGCAGATGGCAGGGCATCCCAGGCAAGGACGAAACAACACTGCGCGAAGCCGCAGATGCGTATGGCATCGACCCGAAGAATGGACTCTATCGTTTGCCTGCACGCTATGTCGGCGACTACGCAACGCAGGACGCGCGAGCCACCCTGATGCTCTACGATAAACTGTTCCCGCAATTGGCGGAGCAGGATCTCACCGCCGCGTACCAACTCGAAATGGATCTGGTTCCGGTGGTCCACCAGATGATGGCGCGCGGCATTCGTATAGACCAAGATGTAACACAACAACTCTATGAGAAATTCAAAGCGCAGAGCCAAGCCGCGCTGAAAGAACTCAGCGACAAGCTAAGCCACACCGTCGGCATGGATGATATCCGTCAAACGAGTTGGTTGGAAAAAGCACACGACGCATGCAAAGTCAAGTATCCGAGAACAGCAAGAGGCGCAGCCAGTTTCACCAAGGGCTGGATGCGGTCACACGACCATTGGCTTCCGCAGCTTGTGCAGCGCGCCCGAGGACGCGAGGATGCAGCCGAAAAATTTGTCAAGAACTATATCATGGATCACACTTACAACGGGCGACTGCACGCCAGCGTCCATCAGTACCGCGCGGAGGTGGCCGGAGGTGAAGACGACGCGCGCGGTGGCGGCACCCGCACCTATCGGTTCAGCTACAGCAATCCGCCGCTGCAACAGATGCCGAAACGCGATGATGAAACGGTGGAAGTCCGGCGCGCGTTCTTGCCTGAAGAGGGCGAGCACTGGCTGAGCGCGGACTACAGTCAGCAGGAGTACCGGCTGTTCGTACACTATGCCGCGAAGGCGCGTCTGCATAAAGCCAATGTCGCGGTGGAACGTTACGCCGATGACCCGACAACTGATTTCCATCAGTGGGTCGCCGACATCACTGGCCTGCCACGCAAGCCAGCGAAGGACGCCAACTTTGCCAAGATCTACGGAGCGCGTGAGAAGAAGTTTGCAATGATGATCGGTAAGACTATCGCAGAGGCCACCGAAATCATGCGGCAGTATGACCGCGAAATGCCGTTCGCGAACTTGCTGTTTCAACAATGTGAAAGCGTTGCCGAGCGCCGCGGATACATCATGCTTTTGGATGGCGCGCGCGTGCGGTTCGATTGGTGGTTTGCCGGGTTCCGCAGCAATGACAACAGCAGCACCTGGAGCAACGCGGATTTCAGCAGCGATTGTCGCGGTGATGAAGCGCAGCGGCGTGTCGCTGATGAAACCCATCCGTGGTTCAAAAAGAATCTGCGAAGGAGCCGCTGCTACAAGGCACTGAACGGATTGATCCAGGGCAGCGCCGCACGCCAAACAAAGATGGCGATGCGCGCGTGCGCACAAGCGGGGATCAATCCCATCCTTCAGGTTCACGATGAACTTTGTTTCAGCGTTGGAAATAAGAATATGATTGCACAGATTTCAAAACTCATGTGCGAAGCTGCACCGCTCGTCGTTCCAATGCAAGTTGACGTGAAAATCGGTGCCAGTTGGGGCAAGCTTTCCTGACCGACTGCTACCCCTAGCGCGACTCCCAGGGTGTCGCTTTTTTGAAAAAGTCCAATAAAACGAAGACCTTTTTCTTCCATTTTTCCTTGCTTGCTACCCCTAGCAGGGCTAGATTGAGGGTGTTGGCGGTTTCCACCCCGCCAAGGACTGGCCACCCTCCGCCCCTTGCACTTGTTACCGG